TAAGATGGCATCAGCGTTCGAGAGAGTGGCAGAAGGTAAGACTAAACGCCTGATCATTAACATGCCCCCTCGACACACGAAATCAGAGTTCGCGTCTTATCTGTTACCCGCGTGGTTCCTAGGTAAGTATCCACATAAAAAAGTAATCCAAACGTCCCACACAGCTGAGTTGGCGGTGGGGTTTGGTAGAAAGGTACGTAACCTTGTCGATCAAGAGGTCTATAGCAAACTATTTCCGGGGGTTGGCCTACAATCAGATTCAAAAGCGGCTGGTCGGTGGGCGACTAACAGCGGTGGAGACTATTTTGCTATTGGTGTGGGAGGTGCTGTCACTGGTAAAGGTGCGGATCTCCTCATTATTGATGACCCCCACTCGGAGCAAGAGGCCGCATTAGCTGATATTAACCCAGATGTCTACGATAAGGTGTATGAGTGGTACACATCAGGCCCTCGACAGCGACTACAACCAGGTGGTGCCATCGTCATAGTGATGACAAGGTGGTCAAAACGTGATTTAACGGGGCAAGTTGTCAAGGCAGCGGGGCTAAGAGGCGGTGAAGAGTGGGAAGTGATCGAGTTTCCGGCTATTTTACCCACAGGTAACGCTCTTTGGCCTGAATTTTGGTCAATGGACGAGCTTACTGCGCTAAAAGAAGAGCTTCCTAACCCGAAATGGCAAGCTCAGTACCAACAATCGCCTACATCAGAGGTTTCAGCTATAGTGAAACGTGAATGGTGGCAAGAATGGGAAGAAGAAGGGCCACCTTACTGTGATTTTGTACTACAATCGTGGGATACGGCGTTTGAAAAGACAACTAGGTCGGATTATTCGGCGTGTACAACGTGGGGAGTGTTCTACCAAGAAGATCCTGACACAGGAAAGACAGAAGCGAATATAATTTTACTTGACGCATTCAGAGATAGGCTGGAGTTTCCAGCGCTTAAACGCAAAGCACTAGAACAGGTTGATGAATTTAATCCTGATTCGATAATTATAGAGAAGAAAGCGTCTGGTGCTCCGCTTATCTATGAAATGCGTGCAATGGGTATACCCGTGCAGGAGTTCACCCCTGTAAAAGGTAACGACAAGATCACTAGACTCAACGCAGTGTCAGATATGTTTGCGTCTGGTAGAGTATGGGCACCGCCCACGCATTGGGCGGAAGAAGTAATTGATGAAGTTGCGTCATTCCCTGCGGGGGAACATGATGACTATGTTGACTCGGTATCCTTAGCACTAATGCGGTTCAGAAAAGGTGGATATCTCCGTGCGACATTAGATGAAGAAGAGGAAGAACGTACGTTTAGAAGGTTCTCACCAGGATATTATTAAGGATAGGAAAAATGGCTATAAACTCTATAGATAAAGCAGTAAACCAAGCACCAATGGGTATAGGAGACACAGATGGTATGGGTGGACTGTCCATGCCGGAGAACTTGGAGGCTGATCTTGAAATAGAGATTGAAGATCCTGAAAGCGTCACTATAACAACACCAGATATGGAGATTGTTATTGATCCCGATGCTATGGGAGATGACGAGTTTGGCGCTAACCTAGCAGAAGAGATTGACCCACAGGAACTACAAAATATATCTAGTGATTTACTAGGAGACTTTGAAGAAGACTTAGCGTCTAGAAAAGATTGGATACAAACATACGTTGACGGGCTTGAACTACTAGGTATGAAAGTAGAAGAGCGTACGGAACCTTGGCCTGGTGCTTGTGGTGTGTATCACCCACTCTTATCCGAAGCACTGGTGAAGTTCCAAGCCGAAACCATGATGGAAACCTTTCCAGCGGCTGGCCCTGTAAAGACACAGATTATAGGAAAAGAAACTAAAGAGAACAAAGCGGCAGCGACACGGGTACAGGACGATATGAATTATCAGCTGACCGACAAAATGCCTGAGTATAGAGCCGAGCATGAAAGAATGTTATGGGGTCTAGGACTATCTGGTAACGCGTTTAAGAAGGTGTACTACGATCCGTCCCTCGAACGTCAAGTATCTCTTTACGTACCAGCAGAAGATGTTGTCGTACCTTACGGAGTGTCTGACTTAAAGAGTGCGCCTCGTGTGACTCATGTTATGCGCAAAACACCAAATGAGATGCGACGGTTGATGCATGCAGGTTTTTACGTAGATATTGAGCTACCAGAACCACAGAATACGTTTGACGAGATTGAGAAAAGCATTGCTGAGAAGATGGGCTTTCGTGCGTCATCGGATGATCGATACAAAGTACTTGAAATTCAATGTGATCTTGACTTAGCCGGATATGAAGATGTAGAAGACGGTAAAGAAACAGGCATAGCGTTACCTTACATAGTGACTGTTGAGAAGCAAACTAGACAGGTACTAGCTATTAGACGTAACTGGAGATCTGAAGATGATACTAAACAGAAAAGAAATCATTTCGTTCACTACCCGTATATTCCAGGGTTTGGCTTTTATGCCTTTGGCCTTATTCATCTTATCGGTGCTTTTGCTAAATCTGGGACTAGTATTATTCGCCAGCTTGTTGATGCTGGTACTCTCTCCAATCTTCCTGGTGGTTTCAAAACTCGAGGACTTAGAGTTAAAGGCGACGATACGCCGATAGCCCCAGCTGAGTTTAGAGATGTAGATGTCACCAGCGGGACAATAAAAGATAACATTATGACGCTCCCATACAAGGAGCCAAGTCAGGTGTTGTATACACTGCTAGGTAACATTGTAGAAGAAGGACGTAGGTTCGCCTCCGCTGCTGACCTCAAGCTCAGTGACATGTCAGGGCAAGCTCCTGTGGGTACGACACTAGCCATACTAGAGCGCACGTTGAAAGTCATGAGTGCGGTACAAGCGCGAATACACTACGCCATGAAAGAGGAGTTTAAACTTCTTAAAGGCATTATCCGTGACTACACGCCAGATGAGTATTCTTACGAGCCAGTAGAAGGGTCAGCCCGTGCAAAGGGTTCGGACTATGACAAGGTAGATGTTATTCCTGTGTCAGATCCTAATGCGGCAACAATGGCGCAGAAAGTTACGCAGTATCAAGCCGTATTGCAGATGGCAGCGCAAGCTCCACAACTATACAACCTACCGTATCTGCATCGTCAGATGCTCGAAGTGTTAGGAATTAAAAATGCCCAGAAGCTGGTACCAATGGAAGATGACCAGGAACCGCGTGATCCGGTATCAGAAAACATGGATGTCCTTAGAGGGAAGCCTGTTAAAGCATTTATTTATCAAGACCACGAGTCCCATATTACGGTTCATATGTCGGCTATGGAAGATCCGAAACTAATGGCATTAGTACAACAAAGCCCTATGGCGAAACAAATGGGTGCAGCCCTAGCCGCACACATACAAGATCACTTAGCTTTTGCATATCGCAAACAGATTGAAGAAGCTGCGGGTGTTCCATACCCTGCTCCAAACGCTGAAATGGATGAAAACACAGAAACAGAAATATCAAGGCTAGCTGCAGCCGCGGCTAAACAAGTTCTTAATAAGAACAAAGCAGAAGCCGCACAAAAGCAAGCACAACAAGCGGCACAAGATCCAATCGTTCAAATGCAACAACAAGAGTTGCAGATCAAACAACAAGAAGCACAAACGAAACAACAGAAAGTCGTTCTGGATTCGGCAGAAAAAATGGATCGTTTGGAAATCGAAAAAGAACGTATTGCAGCTCAAGAACGTATCGCGGGACTACAAGTTGGAGCAAAGATAGCTACAGACGAAGCGAATCTAACTGCTAGACAACAAGAAGAAAAGATACGTATGGGTATTGATATAGCAAGAGAAATATCACAAGAAGATCGAGCGATGCGACAGAATCAGCAACAACCAAGAAAGGAAGATGAGTGAGCAACGACCTCCTGAATTATCTTAGTACTAGGGTAGATGGAGAATTAACAACCATAGAGCAGGACTTAGCAGTGGGCCACGCTAAAGACTACGCGGAATACAAACATACATGCGGAATCTATAGAGGTTTACTACTAGCAAAAAATATACTAACCGAAACATCAGAAAGGATGGAAACTGACAATGAGTGAACTTCTTATCGGCACGAACCCCGATAATCCAGAAGAAGCAACAACATTACCTGATACTGCTGAGCGTAAAGCTAAGCAACTACCAGAACCCTCTGGTTATCGCATTTTGTGCGCAATCCCCGACAAAGAACAAGAGTATGAAAGTGGCCTCGCTAAAGCAGACATTACTATGACTAACGAGGATTTACTGACTACTGTTTTATTTATTATGAAGATGGGGCCGGATTGTTATACAGACAAAGACCGTTTCCCAAGTGGGGCTTGGTGTAAAGAAGGGGATTTTGTCCTTGTTCGACCCCACGCAGGCACCCGTTTAAAAATTCATGGTAAAGAATTTCGGATCATTAACGACGATAGTGTTGAGGGGGTTGTAGAAGATCCTCGTGGCATATCGCGTAGCTAGGAGAGGGTTATGGCAGAAGCTGAGAAAAAAGAAGTAGAACAAGAAGAAGTAGATTTTGAAATAGAAGTTGAAGGTGAAGACAAAGAAGTAGAACTCAAAGTTGAAGATGATACTCCGAAAGAAGACCGTAATCGGTCTCCAATGCCGAAAGAAATAGTTGAAGACTTAGAAAAAGATGAGTTAGACACTTATTCGGATGGGGTAAAAGAACGTTTTAAACAGATGAAAAAAGTGTGGCATGACGAACGTCGCGCTAAAGAATCTGCTCAACGAGAGCATCAACAAGCTATAGAAATGGCTAAAAAAGCTTTAGCAGAAAATAAAAAACTGCAAGAAGAAGCTAAAAAAGGCCGTGAAGCGTATATAGATACTGCTAAAAAATCTGTTGAATACGAAACTGAAATGGCTAAACGAGCCTATAAAGATGCGTATGAATCAGGTGATACGGACTCTATTGTTGATGCTCAAACCAAACTTTCTGACGCTAACTTTAAAAGACAACAAATTGAGAGTTATCGACCTCCTAGACAAGAGGAAGAAAATAGTGTAAATAGTAACTCAACTGAATCCTTACAAACGGGATTTAAACTTTCACCTGTAGATCAAGAGTGGTTAAATAACAACACTTGGTTTAATACAGATGCGGCTTTAAGTGGTTTTGCAATGGGTGTCGATCAAGAAATCGAAGCTCGTATGGGGAGCAACTTTCAAGCGTATCGAGGGACAAAAGAGTACTACAAGGAAATCGACAAAACGATGGCCGAAACTTTCCCAGAAAAATTTGGGGAAGCTAATTCTACGGACGGGGGCGGCAAGCCTGTTCGTGCAGAAAACAAACCCGCCACAGTGGTTGCACCAGCATCCCGAAGTACATCTTCCAAACGGATCGTACTAAAGCAGTCACAGGTAGCTCTAGCTAAAAAACTTGGCTTGACACCTGAACAATACGCTAAAGAACTTAGGAGATTGGAGAACCAAAATGGCTAATAATAGTAAAGATACTAGACTTGCACGCGAATTAGAATCACGCGATACACAGGAACGACCAAAACAATGGGTACGACCTGAAGTACTTCCAGAACCAAACCGAAAACCTGGGTTTACGTACCGCTGGGTTCGGGTTGCGATGTTAGGCCAACAAGACCCACGTAACGTCTCGTCCAAAATGCGAGAAGGCTGGGAACCTGTTCTGGCTAGCGAACAACCACATTTACAAATGCTTGTTGATCCCAATAGTCGTTTCAAAGACAACATTGAGGTCGCGGGTTTGTTGCTCTGCACAATGCCTGACGAGATGGTTGACCAACGTAGAGAATACTTTACGAAGCAAAACGAGTCTCAAATGGAATCTGTAGACAACAATTTCATGAGGGAGAATGATCAACGAATGCCTTTGTTTAAAGAAAAGCGTTCTACTACGTCATTCGGTAAAGGTAAATAATTTTTTTTAGAGAGGTTATAACATGGCTACTGTAGCTGCCCCATATGGGCTTCGGCCTATTAATCGGGTTGATGGCATGCCTTACGCTGGTGCAACAGATACTTTTCTGATTGATCCAGCTGGTGAAGCCACCAACATTTTTTATGGACAAGTTGTCATCATTGGCGCTGACGGGTATATCGCTCTATCAACCGCTACTGGTGCTGACATTACTAGTAACAACCTTGGCGGTTCTGGTGTAGGCGCTATTGGTGTATTTGTTGGTTGTGAGTATATTAATGCTCAAGGCCAAGTCATTAATGCTCAATATTATCCATCAGGTACTGCTAATGGTGGAGAAATTAAAGCTAAAGTGATTACTGACCCATCTGTAGCTTTCCAAGCTCAATTAGATGGTTCTGGTGCACAAACAGTTTTGGGTAATAATACATTCTTCGCTGCTGTACAGAGTACATCTACTGGTAGTACTGCTACTGGTAACTCTACAAGTGCTTTGGATGCTACTGTCCAAACAGCCGCCGCTGCCTTCCGCATCGTAGATTTTGTTTCCGAACCTGGAGACGCATTTACAGATGTGTTGGTAAAGTTTAACCCCAGCGCTCATTCATATTTGAATAACGTTGGATTATAAGGAGATATGTAAATGGCTATTTCACGCGCCCAACTACTAAAAGAACTCCTTCCTGGTCTTAACGCCCTTTTCGGTATGGAATACAGCCGATACGGTGAAGAGCACAAGGAGATTTTTGAAACTGAAACTTCTGAGCGTTCATTTGAAGAAGAGACAAAGCTATCCGGCTTCGCGGCAGCACCTGTGAAGGATGAGGGTAACTCTATCGCTTACGATAATGCACAAGAGGCTTGGACTGCTCGCTACAATCACGAAACCATTTCGCTTGGTTTTTCTCTTACTGAGGAAGCCATCGAGGATAACTTGTATGACTCATTGTCATCTCGTTACACCAAAGCGTTGGCTCGTGCTATGGCATTCACTAAGCAGACCAAAGCAGCAGGAGTTCTTAACAGCGGCTTTACTGCTGGCGAAAACGGTGGAGACGGAGTTCCTCTATTCTCTACTGCACACCCGCTAGTAAGTGGCGGCACAAACAGTAACACTCCAGCTGTCCAAGCTGACCTTAATGAGACTTCTCTAGAGGCCGCAGTAATTCAAATTGCTGCATGGACAGACGAGCGTGGTTTACTGATCGCTGCTAAGCCCCGTAAACTCATTGTTCCACCAAACCTAATGTTCGTTGCTACCAGACTCCTAGAGACTGATGGACGACCAGGCACGGCAGACAATGATATCAATGCACTTGCAAACAACGGTTCTATCCCAGAGGGTTACACAGTTAACCATTTCTTGACAGATACCGATGCTTGGTTCCTTTCAACTGACGTACCTAATGGTATGAAGCACTTCGTTCGTTCGCCTATGGCTAACTCTATGGACGGGGACTTTGACACAGGTAATGTCCGTTATAAGGCTCGTGAACGTTATTCATTCGGGTGGTCTGATCCACTTGGTATGTTTGGCTCACAAGGCGCATAACAAAGCAACAAGGGAAGGGGGGTTACAAGCCCCCCTTTTTTAATCTATACTGTATGTACTAGGATACATATAACTTATATCGACTGACCTAGCAGACTTAATAGAGACGATATAAGAAGTGCTATTACACGAAAGGATTTACAATGGCTACTACTACTTTTTCCGGCCCATTAAGAGTCGGTGATGCCCAAAGAACACAAGATCCACAAGTTGCGGGAGCAGTTTCTTTAGTCGCAACTGCTTTTATGGCAGACCCCACAGCAGCTACAACTACAGAACTTCGTAGAGGCTCAGCTGCAACCGGCAATTCTGCTCTTTCAGTTATTCTTCCTAAGAACGCTATCGTTACTTATGTTGAAGTAGAAGCGGACGCTACAGGCGGTACAAACCCTACGTTTGATCTTGGTTGGATAGAAGTTAAAACAGACACACCCGCTTCAGACCCTGATGGTTTGATTGATAACGGTGACGCTGATGCAGGTCATACAGTATTTGATTTTGCTACAGCAACTGTAGGTAATGACTTTGGCTTCGTTATGAGTTCTGACTACCCAGTAAAAATTACTGGTGGTGTAGGTGCTTCTGCTGCAACTGGCGGAAACATTACTATGCGTGTTCATTACCATGTATACGATACTACTTTCGGAACAGACGGTAGCGGATCTTAATTAGGAGGTAAACCATGCAATACGATGTTAAATCGGCGTTTGCTACTGGTGATGGGGCTATGGCTAACTTTAGGACACGGATTAAAGGTGTCTTCTACGCTGTGGCTACTCCTGGCGACCCTCTAATTTTCCATGACAACGCTTCAGCAGCTTCAGGTGAGATAGTTTTAAAATTACCCGCTTCTGTAGCAGGGCAACATACCGTAGGTATTCCAGGTGAAGGAATATTATGCGAAAAAGGTGTGTTTGTGGATATAGGCGGTGGTGCAGCTGTCACTTTAATTTACGGATAGAACTGTGGGAAATTTTGACCTGCCCAAAGCACTGGCTAGTTTAGTTCCAGTTTTGCTAGCGGCTATGTGGTGGGTCATTAGTTCTGTTGGAGAAATTCAAGCTGATATACAGTTAATTCGCGCAAATCAAATGCAACTTATAAGTCCGTCTGGGGTAATAGTCCCTAGTCCAGGCAACGCGTTTGCGAGACAAGAGTTAAAAGAAGAGATGCTCGAGCATATCCACGACCTTAAAGTACGTGTCCGTCTATTAGAGAAGAGTCAATAATGCGTAGAAAACTTAATAAACAATCTATGGCTTGTAACAAGCCTAGAAGCACTCCAAAGCACCCAAAGAAATCTCACGCAGTCAAAGCGTGTGAGGGTGGTAAAGAAAAAATCATTCGGTTTGGTCAAAAAGGCGCTAGTACAGCAGGGAAACCCAAAGCTGGGGAATCTGCACGTATGAAGGCTAAGCGTAAATCGTTTAAGGCTAGGCATGGAAAGAACATAAAGAAGGGTAAGATGTCAGCCGCTTATTGGGCTGATAAGGTAAAGTGGTAATGTAATGATCGCCCCCAAAGGTGTAACCAAAAGGGGCGAAAGATGGTATAAGAAGTGTGGTCATTGTGGTGTTGAACAATCTTATTTACGTAGGAATTATGCAATACATTCATTTTTACTTAATAAACGTTGTAGAGCTTGTTCAGCAATAGTAAATAATACAAAGCCACATTATACTTATAATCAACTTAAGCTCTCTTGGTTTTACGGATTTCAAAGAGGCGCAGAGGCAAGAGGGATTAAGTGGGATATAGAAGTAGAAGACGTTTGGGGGTTGTACGAAAAGCAAGACAGAGTTTGTAAATTATCGGGATTACCGATAGGTTGGGCAGACATAGGACGAAACCATACTGCCTCGATAGATAGAATAGATAGCAACAAAGGATATGTTTTGAGTAATATTCAACTAGTTCATAAAGATGTCAATGTTATGAAAAATAAATACGCTCAAAATTATTTTATTTCAACATGCCACTTAGTGGCTAAACGTAACGAGGATTAATATGTCTGCCGAAAGAACATATCAAAGAGGTAAAAAAACACGAGAAGCAAAGAAAAAAATTATGTCTGCTTCAGAAGCTGGTAAATACAAAGGCCCTGGGCTAGGTCAAGCAAAAGGCCGAGAAATGGTTAAAAAAGTTAAAGAAGCAAACAAAAAAGATATGGAGAAGTATGGCGGTATGGATATGCCTACGAAAGCTAAAGGTGGATCAGTAAAGAAGATGGCATACGGTGGTAAAGCTATGAAGATGGCTAAAGGTGGCAAACTACCTATGGTAAAAAAAGATGGGAAAATGGTTCCCGCGTTTGCTGCTGATGGTAAAGGCAAAATGGCTTATGGTGGTAAAGTTAAGAAGATGGCTGATGGTGGTGAGATTGGACGTAAAATTCGGGATGCAAAACCTGTACCTATGCCAAAAGCAACACCTAAGAAACCAAAATATAATCCTAAAAAGATATTAGAGGAATACCGCAAAAAAACTGGTTCGTCTCCGTCAAGAAGGATAGCATCAGGTGGTAAAGTTAAGAAGATGGCTTATGGTGGTTCAGTAAAGAAAACAGGTGCTCGTCGAGCCGACGGTTGCGCAGTTAGAGGTAAAACTAAAGGAAGGATGGTTTGATATGGGTATCTTAAAAAGAGCATTAAACGTAGCAAGCCCAATAGCTAGTGTCATTAATAAGTCTGGCCCAGTCGCTAAAATGTTAGGCATGGAAAAGAAAAAAGCAGTCGCAATGCCTATGGGTAGTGGTCTAACAAACATGGTTAAAAAAGCGCAAGGTCAAAACGCACTCCAAGAAGGACAAGCCAGAATAGCCCCTAAAAAAATGCGAAAAGGCGGTAAAGTTAAGAAAATGGCTTATGGGGGGAAAGTTAAGAGTGGGTCATCAGCTTCTAGACGTGCCGATGGTTGCGCTGTTAAAGGTAGAACTAAAGGGAGGATAGTCTAATGGCACTTCCGATATTAGCAGGAATCAAAATGTTAGCAGGTGCAGCGGGTAGCGCTGCGTTAAAAAAAACAGCTAAAGCAATAGCTAAAAAGAAGGCTAAAAAATTAACCCCACCGAAAACAAAGAAAAACCCAACAGGAAAAGATATAAAAAAAGCAAAAGATTTTAAAAACAGCCCTGAATACAATAAGGCTGTGAAAAAACTTGAGCAAGAAATGGTTAGTAAAACGCGTAGGATAGGAGTAGCTAAGAGAAATCCTAAAGCTTCAGGAGAGATGTTTAAAACGCCTAAAGTTTCAGGAGGAATAACTAAAAAGAAGCCTGGAGTTTCAGGAGGACTAGTTAAAGAAATAAAGCCTGGAGTTTCAGGAAAGATAACTAAAAAGAAGCCTAATTTAGATAAGGATAGAGGAGTAATTCGAGGTAAAAATCCTGAAGGGTCTAAGGGAATAAGAAATCGTAATCGCCGTGGTAGTGGAGAATCCGATACATTATCGCTGGCTGATGAATTTAACGCAGATGATTTCAGAAAGGGCGGTAGGGTTAAGAAGATGGCTTATGGCGGTAAAGTCAAAAAGACAGGTGCTCGTCGAGGCGACGGTTGTGCTGTTAGAGGTAAGACTAAAGGAAGGATGATCTGATATGATGCCGTCCCGTGGTATGGGTAGTATGAATCCAAAGAAGATCAAGAAATTGGCTTCTGGTGGTTCAGTAACGCCTAAAAAACCCAAGAAATTAGCTTCGGGTGGTAAAACTAAACAACAAGGGCTTGCACCTTCTGGCGTTAGACATTCGGGCGAAGGTGTAAAAGGAAAAGGTTATTTCGGTAAGCTACCAATGTCAGATGGTAGAACTATGACTGAATATTCTATAGGTGAATCTATAGATAAAAAAATAGTAGAGATGCCTTCTGTTGTTCCGGGACTTACAAAGAAAGAGTTAAAACACCTTACCGATGGGGGTAAAGTAACGCCTACTATAAGAAACAAAGCAATTAAGCATGCGAAACAAAGAATAAAAGAAGGCAAAAGTCCATTTGCTGGGGCAACAGAACTTAGAATGCCAAAGCCTAAAGACGGATATTCTTTTGCAAAAGGTGGTCAAACTAAGTCTAAAGTCAACGAAGCTGGCAACTACACCAAACCAGGATTGCGTAAGCGTATCTTCAACAGTATTAAAGCAGGTGGTAAAGGTGGTGCTCCAGGTCAATGGAGTGCTCGAAAGGCTCAGATGATGGCTAAAAGATATAAAGAAGCTGGTGGAGGCTATAAGTCATGATGAATAAAAATAGTAAAGTTAAAGTTAAAAAAGTGATTAAGGGGTTAAAAAAAGCATCCGTATTACATAAGCAACAAGCTAAAGTTTTAAAGAAGGTTATCAAGAAAAAATAATATGGCCCTCGCTAAGTCACAGAAGAGTCTTAAGTCTTGGACGAAACAAAAATGGCGTACTAAAAGTGGTAAGCCATCAACCCAAGGCGCAAAAGCAACTGGAGAGCGGTATCTTCCAGAGAAAGCAATAAAAGCATTATCGGATAAAGAGTATGCGGCTACTACAAAGGCTAAACGTAAAGCCAAAAAGTCTGGTAAGCAAGTCGCTAAACAACCTAAAAAGATTGCTAAAAAAGTAAGAAAGTATAGAAAGGTAACATAATGGCAACTACGCCTGGTATTAAAACTAAAACTAAACCTAGAGTTCGTAAAGCTCCAGCTAAACGTAAAATTACTGTTCCAGTAGTAACGCAGACACAAGCACAACTTGACGGGCATGAAAAAGAATGTGCTGCTAGATATGCCTCTGTTCTAGATAAATTAAAAGCGTTAGATAAACGAATGTTTCGCATGGAAGCAACAAATATGACTTCCACCATCGCTATTATTGGCTTAGTTATAGCCACATTTTTAAAGTAGATACTCTATGACTACAACAGGTACAAGTACATTTAACCTCGACCTTAATAACCTCGTAGAAGAGGCATTTGAGCGTTGTGGTGCGGAGTTGCGTACGGGATATGAAATGCGTACCGCTCGTAGATCTTTAAACTTACTAACTATAGAATGGGCTAATCGTGGCATTAATTTATGGACGATCGATCAAGGTAGCATCGCACTTACGCAAGGCACTGGTACTTATAATCTTCCTATCGATACTATTGATCTGCTAGATAGCGTCATCCGAACGGGTACTGGCACGAATCAAAACGATATAAACATCACTAGAATTAGTTCTTCCACATACGCATCTATACCTAACAAGAACTCTCAAGGTAGACCGATTCAAGTATGGATAGACCGACAGTCTGGTGCGACAGAACCTACAACTGGGATAGCATACCCCACTATAAACGTCTGGCCTGTACCCAATAACGATACTTACACTTTTACTTATTGGAGACTTAGACGTATACAAGATGCTGGTAACGGGGTTAATACTGAGGATATACCGTTTAGATTCCTCCCTTGCATGGTTGCAGGGTTAGCGTATTATCTGTCTTTAAAACTACCAGAGGCGCTAAATAGAACTGAGATGTTAAAAATGGCGTACGAAGAACAATGGAATTTTGCTTCAACTGAGGATAGAGAAAAGGCTTCTCTTAGGTTAGCTCCTCGACAGATGTTTTATTAAAGTTATATGGCTAATAAGTTTGCTTCTGGCAAAAATGCAATAGCAGAATGTGATCGTTGCGGTTTTCAATATAAGCTCAAACAGTTAAAAGAGCTAAACATAAAAACTAAAAATGTTAACATTCTGGTGTGTCCTACTTGTTGGGAGCCGGATCAACCACAAAATCAACTGGGTATGTACCCTGTAGATGATCCACAAGCATTACGTAACCCTAGGCCAGATAATAGCTATGAACAGTCAAGAGATATACAATGGGGTTGGAATCCAGTAGGACTAGACAATCCACTAGAACTTAGTGGTCTCGAAGATGATTTAGTAAGTGATGGACAAATAGGTGTAGTAACAATAACAACTAGCTAAGGAACTGATATGGAAGATACAGGAAAATTCAAACAACCTAAACCATGCCCTGTACCAAATGTAGACGGGTACCCAAACAAAGTAGCAAACACCCAGACACAAAAAACTCGTGGTACTGGTGCGGCTACTAAAGGAACTGGTCATAGCAAAAAGATGGGCTAAATGGATTACAATACTTTATTTAAAACGATTCAAGGTTACGTTGAGAACACGTTTCCTAGTACATCTGTAGATGACCCTACTAACTTGGGTACATTGACCTCTTTTACTGGTAAAGAGCAGATTGATACGTTTATACGTCAGGCTGAGCAACGAGTTTTTAATGTCGTTCAACTGCCTGATTTACGAAAAAACGTAACGGGTAATCTGACTGCAGATAATAAGTACTTAGGAATACCGTCCGATTGGCTATCTACATTTTCTTTAGCTGTTATAGCTGCTGATGGTAGCCAAGCGTTTCTTTTAAATAAAGACGTTAACTTTATGCGTGAGTCTTTTCCAGACCCAACAGCAACAGGTGTTCCTACGCATTATGCTATTTTTGACAACACCTCTTTTATTCTTGGGCCTACACCAAACAGTAACTACGCAATGGAGTTACATTACTTTTATTATCCACAGTCTATTGTAGACGCGGGGACATCCTATTTAGGGGATGATTTTGATTCTGTACTTTTGTATGGGTCTTTGATGGAAGCTGCTACGTTTATGAAAGCAGAACCAGACGAGATTGTTAATTACCAAAAACGGTATGATGAAGCACTAGGATTAATTAAAATGCTTGGTGACGCTAAGAACCGCCAAGATATGTATAGAACCCCACAAGTAAGGTACCCAGTTAAATAATATGCAAACCGAAAAACTTTCTTTTTTGTTAGGTGGAGATGGTATAACAGTAGCTACTACAGAGGGTCGTGGGTTTACGCCTGAAGAAATAGCAGAACGGGCGTTAGATAAAATTATTTCGGTGGGGTCACAATCCCATCCGGTCATTCGAGACCAAGCAGAAGCGTTTAGGGCACAAATCAAACAAGTGCTAATATTTTACTTAAAGGAGACTGTAAAGTCTCATAACGTAACTCTGGCTAACAAGCTCACCAATGCAGGTTATTCAGAACTCATATCAATCTTAGATTCATAAGGAGCCAATTATGGCAATTTCACAAGCAATGTGTACTTCTTTTAAAGCTGAACTTATGTTGGCTGTACACGATTTTCGTAACTCATCTGGAGATACCTTTAAGCTAGCGCTTTATACCTCTTCAGCTACAATCAACGCAAACACTACAGCGTACTCTGCTACTAACGAAGTTACAGGTACTGGGTACACCGCTGGTGGAGCTAATCTTGTTAATACAGGTGTGGCTAAAACAGAGACTAGTGTAACTGCGGGTACTGGCTTTACAGACTTTACTGACCTTACGTTTTCTAACGTAACAGTTACAGCCCGTGGCGCTCTTATCTACAACAACACCCCGTCAGCTAATGGTATTTCTGGTGCGGTTCCAAATGCAGCAGTAGCAGTTCTAGACTTTGGTGGCGATAAAACATCTACCAGTGGTGATTTTACTGTTATTTTCCCTGCAAACGACGCAACAAACGCAATTATTAGAATCGCCTAAATAACATGGCTGTAGCTTGGGGTGAGTCTA